CGAGGGTGGCTTCTTAGTTCCTGATGACGAACACGGTTCGATTATTGCAAAACGGGATGAGGAATCCATTCTCAGTAAGTTAAATATTACACGTGTCACGACTGATCGCGATGTATATAACTTCCCTGTTGAAAACTCCTCAATGACTAAGTTTACTATTGTTGCCGAAGAGGGCGCAATCTCTGCTGCTGAAAATGAGCCTACTGTTGCACGTGAAGTAGCGACTATTTACAACTTCAAGAAATTAATCAAGATTTCTGAAGAGTTGCTGGAAGATGAAAATAGCAACTTGCTGACTTTCCTTGATGAGGCGCTTGGTCGAGCACTTGCTGACACTGAGAACTATTATGCGCTTGTCGGTACGGGTTCATCCCAACCGGAAGGCGCTTTTGTGGGCGGTACAGCAGGATTAACGCTTGATAGTGCGTCTGCTATTGGCGCGGGCGAAATCCCTGAGCTTATGGGGAAACTTGGATCACAGTATTTTAGCGGTGCCGTTTGGGTCATGGACCCTGCTACGTGGGCTTATTTAAGCGGACTGTCCAGCACTTCGACCTTCGATTTGACTGAGGGCGTTGCGCGAATGTCTGGCACTTTTGAAGGCCCAACATTAGAGGGCTATCCCGTGATTCTAAATTCCAATGCCGCTACCATTGCTGCTTCAGCAAAGACGCTGCTATTCGGTGATTTCAATTTCTTGGGTGTGGCCGTGAATAGGGGCTTGCGTATTCGCCGGCTGAATGAGCTTTATGCTGGCAATGGACAGGTTGGTATCCTTGCGAACTTCCGCATGGGTATGCAGGTTCTCCAGGCTGAGGCCCTCCAATATGCTACACATCCAACGGCGTAAGCTGACGGATTAACTAATTAACGAGACAGACGCACTGTGAAGCAAATAAGTGAACTAAAAAACATTCACAACGGATACGATATTTATGTCGTGGCATCCGGTGCGTCTGCTGGTTATATCACCCCTGGCTTTTTTGACAATAAAATAGCCATTGGGGTTAATGAAATCTGGAAGCGGTTTAATAACCTTGATTACATTGTTCGCAAAGAGAGTGTAAGAATGGATGCCTCCGTATTAGCCTCCAAATCAATGGGCTTTAAGCTGATAGCATCCCGTCATTCGTGTGGTACCTTGCATTATCCTAAAAACGAGGGCATGGATTATGTGTTTGACCATCATGATAACAAACAAAGAAATATTAATCTTGATGTCATTGGAACTGATAAAATCGTGGTATCTTATAGCACGATAACAAGCGCAATTCATATTGCCGCTTACATGGGTGCAGCTAATATCATCTTGATTGGTCATGATTGTGGCACGCTTGATGATCAAATAAACATCTCTGTTTATGCCGAATCACCATATGGTAAGGATTTCTACCGTGAATTTATTACACAGATAGAGCCACAAACGCTGGTGCTGAGAGAGCGAATTAAGGAAGTGTATGATTGTAATGTTTACAGCCTGAACCCATTTATTAATTTTGGATTAGAAGGGCATGAGTACAAGCGGTGAAAATACTTCTATATTGTCCAACTTATAAAAAAGATAACGGGGAGCTGGCTCTTCATAAAGAGACACAGGAGAGCATCAGTGGGTTAGAAATTCCCAATAGCGTTGAATTGACCGTTAATGTGGATGCTTACAATCCGAAGCCGATTGTTGGTAGGGCTAAGGAAGATCATGAAAATACATTACTGAAATACAAGCGCGCTAGACAAAAAGTATTGAATGAGAATTATGACGCCTTGTTCACCGTAGAACATGACATGATTGTCCCTGAAAATGCTCTGGTGAAAATGCTTGACACTAAAGCAGACGTTATTTATGGGCTATATTGTTTCAGACATATTACACCAATGCTAAATGCCCTTCGTGCCGTTAGTAGCGATTGGCCTGATATGAGCATGAGCTTCTTTCCTGAATATATCAAAAAGGGGAAGCGGCGGGGCTGGATCGAGTGTTCTGGTTCTGGTATGGGCTGCACTTTGATTTATAGGCGAGTGCTAGAAAAGCTGGACTTTCACAGGGCAAAAAGCGGACATCCAGTACCGGATATGCCCCTTGCTGCCGATTGTTTACAAAATGGATTTAAGCAGGTATGTCGTTTTGATGTGCCTTGTGGACACATAAAAAGAGATGGATCGGTTTTATGGCCTTTCAAAAATGGAGGTGGAACAATGGAAAATATCAAGATTTATGTATATCGGACTTTCAATGCAAGTGTTGCGGGGCAAACCAGGCACTTTGAGGAAGGGGAGAATACTGAAATTCCCGAAAATTGCGCTGGGGAATTTGTGCGAGCCGGTTTTATCGGCATAATTCCTGATAAGCCAGCCGTGAAAATAGTCAAGAAGCCACGAGCCAAAACCAAAAAGGCGGTGAAATGAAATGAGCTATGTTGATAAATCCGCTATCAAAGAGTATTTAGGCATCACACAAAATGATGATGACGCCTTGATAGAAGTCTTGATAGATCGGGCCGAGAAAATCATTGAAGCCTATACTGGTAGAATATTTGAAGCTGAAACAGCAACAAAATATTTCGACACGGATAACATAGAAGGGAGATGGTTATATCTCTGGGGCTATGACTTATTGACTATCACCAAATTAACCAACGGAGATAGTGTTGAATTAACCAGCGATCAATATAGATTAGAGCCTCGCAACGAAAATCCAAAATGGGCGATCCGATTACATGAAGATTACACCTGGGAATTTGACGACTCGGATGACGAGGTCAGCATTGCCGGAACCTGGGGCTATTCAGCGACTCCACCTGATAATATTCAGCATGCTTGTATCCGCCTGACCGCTTTTCTTTACAGACAGAAGGACACCTCTTCCGATGTGGATAGGCCGATTATGACCGGGGATGGGGTCACGATCATGCCCACTAACTTACCATCGGATGTGAGATTGATGCTTGATGGATACAAGAGGCGGATCGCGTGATATATCACGTTACTTGCTATGGCGCTGATAATGCTGGCGATATTGCCATTATTGATGCCGTCAGACGTTTACTGCTAACTATAGACGAGGATATAAGGCCAGTTGTGGATCATAGCAGGCAGCCTAAATTTGATGCTCCCGTGTTCGTGGGTGGCGGCGGGTTATTGATAAGCGATTCATATCTTAACAGCACATCCGATTGGCGCTGGAATATCAGCACTGGCGAACTGATGGCAATCCAACAGCCAATTATTGTCTTTGCAATCGGAAATAACAGGTTCAGGCGGCAGGTTGATTTTTCACAAAGGTTCAAAGCCCATCTCCGGTTGCTGGCCGATAAGAGCGTATTTTTTGGCATCCGTGAGAGGTCAAGCATTGAAGGGCTGCGATCTTATATTGGCGATTTTGTTGACAAAGTGGTATGGCAGCCGTGTCCGGCGTCGTTGATGGGCAAATGGTACGGCGATTCAGATGGTGGTGATTATACAGTGTTCACGCCTGCGATGGACAGGGCGAACCTGCGCGGTCCGATTGATCGGATATTGCCGGTGTTGAGAAATATTCCCAATCTGAAAGTGGCAATTCACATGAACTACGATAAAAGATTTTTGAAATACATTGACATTGATTGTGAGGTTGTCATGCTGTCAAATAAGCCTACTGAAGAAATTGTGAATTTTTACAAGGGCGCAAAACAGGTGATTGGGATGCGCTTACACTCTTGCCTAATACCGTTTGGCTTGGGCGTATCTGTAATACCACTGATAAGTCATGACAAATTAGTTAATTGGCTTATTGATATTGGACATCCAGAATGGGGTGTTGAATTGCTACAAGCCGAGGATGTGGCAGAACACATTGACGTGAATCAGACCGACCTTGCCATGAGGGATAAAATGTACCGGATAACCATGAAAAATATTGATGAGATTAAGAAGGTACTAGCATGAGTGAGATAACCAGTATATACACCGCACTAAAAGCGGTTACCGTCACTTTTACATCAGGAGTGACGCCAACCGTCTTTGATCTTGATGAGCTAAAGAATAGCATCACCACCTCAGATATGCCCTGCCGACTGCTTTTACCAGTTGGTGATGACACCAGGGGGGAAGGGCGTGAGGGATCGTTTATTGCAATTGGCACGACTATGGCGATTGCATGGCAGGTGAACGAATTGATGCTTTACAAGCCAACCAGCCAGGATGTCGGATTGCGTGAATATGCGCCGGAGTTAGTGGATTATTGCGGGGTTTACATTGATGCTATGAGAACTTTCAAATGCCCCACATCAAATAGCGCGCTTGAAAATGTTTACGTCATCCCAGGGATTTATGAATGGCCTTTGGGAAGCGGAAACTATTACTCAGGTGTATTATGCCAATTGAGGATTAAGGAGGTATTGAGTGGATAAATATATTTATATCGGGGCGGGTGATTATATCATTGGGCTGCCTACCCGCGATATTGACAAAAAAGAATGGGAGAGTTATCCCAAAGAACTAACAGATGCGGCCCTAAAAAGCGGTCTGTATAAATTAGAATTAGAAATAAGTGAGGTAGAAAATGCTTAATGCACACAATGTTTTACAGAGGGCGGCACAAACAGCCTTCGCAACGGCTAATGCGACTGCAACCGCAAAATTGCAGAATGTATCGAGCTTCAAGCTGAATCCCGATTTACAAACCCGCGCACTTGATCAAATACGCGGTACACTTGCCCCAACACACCAGACGGTCTTGGATCATTATAAAGGCGATGCCAGTTTTGAAGTGAGTGATGAAACTTTTGAGGATGTCAATTATTGGCTGGATAGCTTATTCAGCGAAGATGAAAGTCCAGGCGGGGCAGACCCCTATACTAGGGCTTATACAGCACCAACAACGGCTGAACCAACCCCAGTATTTATGACGCTTCAATGGGGACAAACTGGCGAGGTA